TATATAGTTGGATGGTTTTTAGGATTAGATACCTCAGATACTTCAGGTTTACTTACTTGGGTATTATGTGGATATTTTGGTGCAAGAACCGCAGATAAAATTGGTGTAAACTTTAAGAAATAATGGCAAAAAAGCAGCAGATAGTAACTTATAAAAAAAAGCCAAAAGTTAAAAGACCTAACGTACACGCAAAGTCAAAACAATCACACTTAAAATCCTCTAAAAACTATACCAAAGGATATAGAGGACAAGGAAGATAATATCTTGTTGAAAAATTATACTCAAAAAAGTTTACATCTTAAAAAAAAAGCGTGTAACTTTGGTGGGTTAGTGGGATAGTATGGAAAAATAATTACTAACTAAATATATAAATAAAATGGAAGAAGATTTAACTATTAGAAAATTAGCAGAAAAAATTGCAGCAGACTTTGCGTTAAGTGTTAGAGAACGTACAGATAGAATATTAGAACTTGATGCAATACAATATCAAAATTTAGGTATTGATTCTACTAAAGCAGAAAAAACTAAAGTTAAATCAGATAGTAAATACTTATACAAACAAATTAAAAATTTTAATGACCACGATGGTAAATTACTATTAAACCATTTAGATGCCTAAAACTTCCAAGAAACCAATTCGTAGTAAACTTGTCAATAAACTTGATGTAGTATTTAGTCAATGGGTTAGATTATCTAATGCAGATGATACAGGACATTGTGTTTGTTGTACTTGTAACAAAAAGTTTCATTGGAAAGAAATACAAGCAGGACACTTTATGAGTAGAAAACATTATGCAACAAGATGGGATGAACGTAATGTATATCCGCAGTGCGTAAGCTGCAACATTTACAGAGCAGGAGAACAGTATAAATATTCAGTTTTTTTAGGACAATTTACCGCAGAAGAATTATATTTGAAAAGTCAAGAGATAGTCAAGTTTAGTAATGTGGAATTGCAGGATATGATTGATGATTATACGGAAAGGCTTAAAGAGATTACTTGATTAATTCTTGTATTTTTGTTCTTTGTTAGAAAGAGGGTAGGATTAATTTCTTACCCTTTTTTGTTTTTATTTTGTTATTGTTAAAAAATTTTTATTAACTTTACACTATGGAACAATATACAAAAGCAGAACTCTATGGCAAGGTCTTGGAACTGCAACACGAGAATGAACAATTAAAACATCAATTAATTTTAAGTTATGAGCAAAGAAGCAAACATTAATCAGAAACTATTTGACCTACAACAGGAGATAGGTACAATTAGCAAGGATGCGAACAATCCTTTTTACAAGTCAAAGTATTTTGATATCAACTCACTTATTAAACAACTACAACCTTTACTTAAAAAACATAGGTTACTATTACTTCAACCTATTGAGGAAGATATGGTAATTAGTAAGTTAATTTGTATTGATGGTAGTGGTGGAGTAATAAGTGGTTTAAAGCTACCTGAAATCAATGACCCACAAAAGTTAGGAAGTTGTATTACATACTACAGACGTTATACACTTTCTTCACTTCTTGGTTTACAAGCTGAAGATGATGATGCAAATGCAGCAAGTGGTGTAACCGAAGAAAAGAAATGGTTAAACCAAAACACACCTGAATTTAGTAAAGCAATAGAATACTTAAAAGGAGGTGGAGATATTTCAGCAATTAAGAGTAAATACAAAATATCAAGTAAAGTAGAAAATGAACTCTCAAAATTGTAAAATCAAAGGAATTTATATTAATTTTAACTATAACAATTATTTAATCACTATTTATGGAAATTACAGGAACAATCAAAGTTTTAGGAAACTTAGAGAAAGTATCGGACAAACTTACCAAAAAGCAAGTAGTAGTAACTACGAGTGAACAATACCCACAGGATATTGCTATTGAATTTTTAAATGACAAAATAGATACACTTAAAAACTTTAAAGTAGGAAATAAAGTCATTATAGGTATTAATTTAAGAGGTAGAGAATACAACGGTAAATATTATAACAATATAGTAGGTTGGAAAGTATCAGCAGATTTAGGAGAGGTTACAAACACCCAACAACAACCTGCAAGAGAAGTAGAAGCCGATTTACCATTTTAATTTATTGGGGGATTAATTTCCCCCTTTTTAATTTATGAAAATATTAAAAGAAGGCGAAGAAATGCCTATAGACTTTTGGAATTATAATGTAAATCCTATTACAGGATATTATGTAGAACCAAGATATGATAACCCAATAAAGAATGAAAAGAAATATTTTAAGATGCCACAGAGTATATGATAGCACAAGCAAAGAACATAGAGAATAGAATACTTGATATAAAGTATGGAAGAATCAAGGAAGGTTTAAAAATAGATATACCTGAAATAGATGAATATTTAAGATTCAAACAAGGTAATTTTAATGTTATTATAGGACACGCTAACGTAGGAAAGACAACGGTAATTATTTATTTGTTTACTTTGTGGGCTATAAAACACAAATTACGTTTTCTTATATGGTCAAGTGAAAATACTTCGCAGAGTATTGTAAGAAAAATAATAGAATTTAAAATGGGTAAAACAATCAATCAAGCGTCTGATTTATTAATTAACGATGCAATAAATTGGTGTGATACTTATTTTAAAATAATGGAAGTAGATGACATAGTAACCTATAAACAACTATTAAAAGAAGTGAATCAAATTAAAGATGCTTGGGATTTTCAATCTTTACTTATTGACCCATATAATTCTTTAGCTAAAGATATAGGATTATTTAAATCAGTAGGTGGACACGAATACGATTACCAAGTAGCTTCAGAGTTGAGGTTATTTGCAAAGAAAAGAAACATAGCAATATATTTAAATGCTCACGGTGTAACTGAAGCATTACGAAGAACACACTCAAGTGGACACGAATATGCTAACTTACCAATGCCTTTAGGTTTAGCAAGTGTAGAAGGTGGAGGTAAATGGGCAAACAGGGCGGATGATGTGATTTGTATTCATCGTTATACATCAAGTCCAACCGATTGGATGTATAGTCATCTTCACGTTCTAAAGATTAAAGAAAATGAAACGGGTGGTAGATGTACACCATTTGAAGAACCAATAAAATTAAGAATGACAATTAATAATGTAGGATTTGAATTTATGGGAAAAGATTTAATACACAACCAAACAAAAATTGAAAAGTTAGTTATATGATAGTAATAGGAATTTTATTATTTATTGCTTTGTTCACTTTGATAATTGGACAAATCAAAAAAGCAGATATAATATTAAGTCCTATTATGGGTATAATGTTTGGCTTTTTATATCACAAAGAACAATACGAAGATGAAGATGAATATACCTTACAATGTTTGATAGGGGTAATTAGTATTAATGTGATATGGATAAACCAAGTGGATGGCTCGGAAAAGTAGCAGAAAGACACAACGAGTGGATAAAGATTATAAATAGTTTCGGTGAATATGATTACGCTGAAGATTTAGTTCAAGAATGTTATTTAGTACTATATAAATATGCGACAGAAGATAAGATTATTAGAGATGGTATCGTTAGTCGTGGGTATATGTATTTTAGTTTGCGTTCTCTTTATTTCCAATATTATAATAGTAAAAGAAAAGTTGATAAAGTTTCTCTCAATGATGATGAGTTTACCTACGAAATTCCGTACTATCAAGAAATGGATGAGCAAATAGCATTTGATAAGATATGTAAACTAATAGACAACCATATAGATAATTGGAGGTGGTATGAAAAAAAGTTATTTACTTTGTATAGAGATTCAGATTTAAGTATAAGAGGATTAGCACAAGAAACTAATATAAGTTGGGTAAGTATATTTAATACGTTAAAACAAGCTAAAGACGAATTAAAAGAAACATTTAAAGAAGATTGGCAGGATTATAAAAACGAAGATTATGAACGAATTTAAAGGTGATAAAAGAAGTAAAGAATACAAGGAGTGGAAAAAGAAACATTCTGAAGCAAGTGAAGGACTTGGAGATACTGTAGAGAAGATTACAAAAGCTACAGGAATAAAGAAAGCGGTTAAGTTTTTAGCAGGAGAGGATTGTGGATGTGATGAACGTAAAGAAAAACTAAATGAGATATTTAGATATAGAAAACCTGAATGTTTAAGCGAATCAGAGTTTGACTTAATTAAAATGGCAGTAGATGCTAAAAAGAATAAATTTACACCTGATGAGCAAGATTTGTTTAAAAATATATACGAAAGAATATTTAAAGTAAAAGTAGAATGTACACCTTGTAGTTTTGCTAAAGTAATTTGGAAAGACTTAACCGCAGTATATAATCAATATTTATAATGTACGAGATACCAATATCATTAGATTTATATCGTAAGCTAAATAAAGATAGCACACTAAAGAAATACTTTACTTCAAGTTCTGTTGGTAAATGTATGAAAATGATAGATGACTATTATTCAAATGCTGATATATTTAGTCAAATGGGTTGGGAGAATTATTATCTAAATAAAAAAAGAGCAGATAGATTAAATATAGTTTATAATGAATTGATTAAACTTTTACCTGATTTAAGTAGAGAAGATATTAGGGATTATATATTTCATAGAGTAATAGGACAGACTTATAATGGTTTTGTAAGAGAATTAAATATAATAAGTAGATTGCAGGATGAGTTTCCACAATTAGATTTCATTAAAGCAACCTATGAATTAGATGAACAATATTTTACTGATTTTGAAGCATACTATAATGGAGAATTAGTTTTAGGTGGACAGATAAAACCTATATCTTATAACTATATGAATACTCCATATCAAATCAGAGCAAAGGAAAACCACGAGGCACAAAGACAAAAATATATTAGTACCTTTAAAGCACCTCATCTTTTACTATTTTATATGGGAGATGGAAGTTTATATGAGCAACAAAAGATATTTGACAAAATAAATATTATTTTAGTAATAGAAAATAACTTACAATAACAAACAATGAACAAAAAGATTAACAACTTAAAAGAAGCCGAGTATTATGCCAACTTTAATCTTGTTGGGGAGTATATCGTAAAATCAAGAAAAGCAAAACCTGAAAACGAAGCAATTAATGAAATGTATTATGCTTGGCAAGAATTAGGGTTTTATGTACACAACCTTATAGTGAACGAAAGGTTTTATGAACAATCACTATCTGAATACCGTTCTGACAAGATACGAGCAGTAACAAGAGCAAGAGTTGCTGAAGAAAAAATAATAGAACTTGAAAAAGAAATACAACAATTAAAAACTA